CCATCGGAATCAGTTTGTTCTAGTGGGTCATTTGGAAAATCATCTAAGTTATCGCCTACACCATCACCGTCACTATCTGATTGTTCTAAACTGTCTAAAGGAAAAGCATCTAATTCATCTGCTACACCATCTTGGTCAGTATCTGTGTCATAATTAGGGTCATCTGGGAAGTCATCCTCAGAATCTACAGTACCATCATTATCTCTATCATCTAAGTATTCATCTATAAAGTCATCAATACCATCGTTGTCAGCATCCCCTAACATAATATTAGGGTCATCGGGGGCTACATCATCTTGGTCATATACTCCATCGTTATCTTCATCGTGTATACCTAATCTTTTTTCTTCCGATATAAGGAAACGGTCAAAATCCTCTCGTATAACCTCTTCTGGGTCGTATGGCATAGATGAAGGGTCATAAGGATTGAATCCGTAATCTCTAGTACCGAATTGATTTAAATAAGTATATGCTTCACCTACTGTTATAGTTCCATTACGAACCATCTCAGCAAGTTTTGTATATTTTTCACTTAAACTTGCATATGGAGATATATCGTGAACACCCCTTAATGGAGCAGAAATTGAACCCTTTACTGGTACTTCTATGTTTTCACCTGTTGCTTCGTTATATGCATCTACTGCATCTCGCATAGCAGTATCATATATCTCATCATTGAAGAATGACATATTGTAAGCAAACTCATTGAATTCATTTATCGCACTAAAATTATCATATCTTGAGTCAGTAGGAGTAACTACAAAATCAGGTAAGGTATAGATTTGTTCAAAATCAGAATCTAAAGGTATATTAGCTATACCACCCTCTGTAATAAAATCATAATCAGAGTTATTTGTTATACCATTTGCGAAATCATTAACGTAATCACTTGCTTTCTCATCATCCCAATTAGGATACATACTTTCGATATCAATCTCATTTAGGATATCTTGGTTTATTACAAATCCATTTGATAGTTCATAACCATCCTCTGTATTAGCCATATTATTGGCTAATTCTTGAAGGAAAGCATATGCCTGAGCATCATTTAAACCATAAATACTCGTACCAAAGTTAGATTCTATTGCCTCGTTTATAGCGTCTAAGCCTAGTTCTGTAACATTTTCTGTATTTATATTACTATAAAGCTCAGCTTGTATTTCTTCATTGCCATTAACTAAATCAATCCAAATATTTCTTAAATCATTTAAATCCTCTGGGTTAAAGTTTTCTGGGTCGTATCCAGCATCTTTGATAGCATTGTAATATTCACTAGCACTTCTAGGTCCTGCTAAATGTCCATATGCCCCCAGTATATTAGATGGTAAATCTGCAATAGGTATACCATCCATAGTCCCAATCTGTATTGGGTCTCCACCAGTAAATACTGCATCAAATATCCTATGAGATAATATAGGAGAAAATACTCTTTGCATTTTGAAGCCTGTATTCTTGAAGAATTGCTTAACGTTTGCTAATGCACCACGAACACCACCAGCTTGTAAATCTTCTTCATATGTATCATAACTTCCAGATTCTGCTATTTTTGCAAAAGTGCCATCTTTTTGCATTCTTCCTATTTGGTCAAACAAGTCTCCTGATGTTTCATCATTTATGATACTATCAATAAAGTTATCACCACCTTCTACATAGTTTCTACCTGTGGGTAAAGTTGCATCTAATAGACCCGCAGGAACAAAAGGTTTTATGAAACTTAATGCATCTTCTATTTTATTAAATGCACCTCCACTTATCTCATTTAACCATACTGCTAAAGCATCTCCAACATACAAATTTGGAGGGTCGATATTAACATTTGCTACATCGCCACCTGTTAGGGTATTGTAAATATCTATACCAGTATTAGCTAATTTATTAGCAAAATTAGCAAAATTATTTATTGTGAAATTTATACCTTCTTGAGAAGCTAATAAAGCTGTGCCTTTTAACCCTCCAGATATAATGTCACCCGCTGTTGCTAATAACCAAAGACTTTCATGTCTTTCCCTATTGCCTGTTAAGCTTGGTGCAAAACCACCAGAGAGGTCATATGTTTGAATATTAGCCTCTTCTATCTTTTGATTTAGGTCTTCTGCACTAAAGTCTAATGCCTCATTCCACATACTATTTATGAAATTTTCTACATTAGGACTGCTTTCGTAAGTGCCATCTTCGTTTTCTTTGATATTAATATAATATTGATATTCTGGACTATTTATATCTAAGCCCATGAGATATGACCCAAAAGAACTATCAGGAGTTATCTCTGGGGGAATCATCTCATCTGTTTGTTGTCCAGTCTCAGGGTCTACTGCATATTCATATTCTCTAATACCAAATAATTTTTCTCTAGCATCAAGTAATTCATTTTCTAATTCTTGTAATTTTTCTTGCCTAACTGGCAAATCTTTATCGAATCCACGCTTATCTCCCCTATCTAAAAATTCTTTATAGTCTCGTAATCTCTTAATAGCTTGAGCATATTCAGCTTTCTCACGATCCATTAACTCCTTAGTACCTAATTTCGATTGCCTATCATCTGTTGTATTATCAATTAAATCCTCTAATGCACCTATATCGTTATCATAGAAGTCAGCTAGACTGTTATATAACTCTTGGTCGTGCCACATCTCATCAATGAAATCACGGTCATATCCCTCATTTTCTAAGAAATCATCATAGCGATGCATATCTTGTAAATCGGCTTCTGTTATATTTGGTGTTACTACAAAGTCAGGTAATTCATAATATGGTAAATCTTCTTGATAATCCATTGACTCATTACTAATGAGTGCCTCATCTATATTTGATATATCATCTCTATTTAAGAAAGAATCACCTGCTTGGTCATTCCAATTTTGTGGTAGTTCTGGTATATTGAAATTATCTGGATTGTAATAACTATCAGGGTCTAAATATTTTTCAGTATCTATAAAACCTCTATCGTTAAAATCATCTAGTACTTCAAAGCCCAAGTCTTCAGCCATACCAAAGTCTAGACCTAGGTCTAATCCCATTTCAAAACCTAATCCGTAAACATATGGGTCTTGGTCAAATCCATACATATCGATTTCACCGAAATCGTAAATCTCACCCATCTCATTGTAGTTACCTATATCAAATGAATAAAAATCATCTGATGATAGGTCGAAATCTACTAGGTCTTGTGTTAACTGAGATGCCTGATAAATTTCAGGCATATTGTTGAAATCCCAACCTTCCCAGTTATCTATATCTGAATCATTAACATCTGGTGCAGAGTTAATACCACTATCACCGATATTATCTAAATAATCATCTAAAGACCCTTGTGGACCATTAAAATGCATAATAAACTTATTCTTAACTAAATAGTTAAAAATAAGTCTATCTAATTTTAAAAATAAACTATATACAGATTTCAACATTAAGTGCCATAGACTGTGTAGTGTACTCTAGTTACACCCGCTGTATGTTCTATAACTAATGTTGTTGTATTTAATGATTTTACATAAGCTTTATTATCTGCTAAAGCTTCATCTTTTTCTATATCAACATTAGCACTATACACACTAGCAAAATTTGAACCACCTGCACTAGAATCCTGTACCATCAGAAGAGCCAGCACTTACTGTAGTTGGATTAAATCCAGCTAGTTTTACCGCATCTGAGTCTACATAATTCTTGATACTAACGTCTGTTGCTAATGTAGTTGCTGAAGCTCCAGTTAGTGTATCACTATTATTAATAGTTACCTCTGATGGTTGTCCCGAACTGCCAGATACATTACCGATAACTTTTAAATCTCCTATGTATCTTAACTTACTGAACGTAACACCATCTGTTGTGCCTGTTGAGTCTTTTATATTTGCTGTAAGTACAGCATCTGTACCTAACTGCGTGCTACTTATACCTCCGCTTTTTACGCTTAGGATACCTGATGATGCACCAGTAGATACTGCTATTGTTTGATCGTCTACCGAATCTGTTGATATTTCAGCACCAGAAATTATTGCGTTAAGCGAAGATGCTGTAACCTGATTACCTGTGTTGAAATTCTGTGATGTTGTTAATTTTGCCATTATATTGCTCTTTCTGTTGAATTAAATGCTATCGCCCCTGTTGTTTTAATTAATTTAAATTTTACTCTACCTAAGAAGTTATCGAATGTAAATTTTATACCATATCCTCTAGGATTTCCAATTCTACCTCTCACAGAAACATCTTCATCTAGAGTAATGTTCTCACCGTTATTGTATGTGCGAACATTACCTAAATCTAGTGTGTAATCAGTATTTTCCGTTTGTGCTGTAATATCAAAGTAATTTACATTCATGTAATCACCACCTTGCACATGAAACTCAAAGTCTTTCCATTTTTTTCTATCTATTACTCCAGCATTATATAATCTTGTAGTTAATGAAGCAGGTATAGTTGATAGATTAGGTGTTGCCCCAACTGATGTAATAACTTGGTCTGCTGGTATAGTCATACCTTCTAGTTGATGTATAGCACCTAATGATGATGTAGCATATACTGCCCTCCTATCACCCTCACCTGCAACGATTAAATCGAGCACCTCAAAATTTAATGGGTTTCCTGAACCATCAACACTAGCTACCGTATCTACAGATTCCCATTGTCTATTTAAAAAGTTGTAAACTAATATAGCATTATTGCCTGTAGCTAATACTGTATTACCATCTGAGTCTTTAGTATTTAGGGGTACTGCTAAATAATATCTATTATTAAAATAAACCCCTGTAGATTTATCCCACAAATCTTTATTTATATCATTCATCGTGAGATTTATAGACTCAGATAATGGAACTTCACTACCTCTCAAGTTGTACAAATCCTCAAATGATAATCCATATACACCATTATCAGATAAAAATATTAATTCATTACCAACTTGTATAACAGATTTTCTAGCCACAAGCCCTAGTTCTTGTGTGATTAATTGATTTACCGTCTCCCTAAATCCTACACTATTAACATTCTGTATTAATGATATAGATTTTCTGTTAAATACTACTAATTTATCATCAGCAAATGAGAATAATCCAACTAATGAATCATTATCTCCTGCCTGAGATGTTATAAATGTAGCAAAGGGTGTATCAAACGTATCTGGTTTGAATGCACCTGAGATAAGTATCTCATCATCTACATTGCGTGTTGTAAACACATCATCCGCTACTCCTGTAGAAAAGAAGTATGGTACAGCTAATCTATTAGAATGTGTAACACCAAACTCAGGTGCTGGCATATGTGTAAAACCTTGACCTGATGATAATCTCACGGTCAAATCTAGTGCAACACCATTACCTGCACCAGCAGTACCCACATTCGGTACACCTTCTGGTATATTAAATGTAAAATCTGTATCACTAGATGTTGCTATCTCATATGTATCACCAACTGTGAGTCCTGTACCTCCTTTATCAACTATGCTTATGATATCACCTACTATAACCTTATCTGCACCTGAGTTACTTATAGTAACGGTACAAACACCATTTATTATAGTACAATCATTAGTTACACCTTTTAGTGTAGGTTGTGTATATGTTCCACTCTCAACCTTTGTATAATCACTACAAACGATAGGATTGGTAGTAGTAACATATGTTTCGTTACCACCTGATAAAGCATATGTAAATGTTTTATCTCCTGTTTTTGTTATTTCTTTTTGTACACCATTTGGGTCTGTAGTTACTGCACCGCCTGCACCTGAACCAATAAGATTACTTATAGTTACCTTATCCCCTGTTTCTAAATGATGGTTAGTTGCTGTTGTTACTGTGACCTTACTGGTTGAATTGTCTAAAACAGCACTTGCAATATCTGAGATTTTTAAAGTATTTTCTAATGCTGTATTACCTTTTCTAAAAATATATGATTTATAAAAAGCCTGTATAGTATTAGAGTTTTCAGTTACTTGTACATTTATAGGGTAACCTATCTTAAATGAAACTGCGTCTGATATTCTTACACCAAATGCAGAGTCATTAGATACTAGTATTATATATTCCTTAGAGTCGTAATAAGCATCAGTATAATTAGCAGATGCGTAAGTAGCTGTTGTAAAGTTTTCTGAAAGATAAGGTGCTCCTACGGTTGCTGTGCCTGTTGGTGTACCTGAGACATTTGGAATAGTAATCGTTAGCTGTGTTGTAGATGTTACATTTGCTTTAAAATTACTATTATTATTAAAATTAGTTAAGGGGTCTGTAAGACTTACACCTATTGTTGTACCATTTACAATCTCATGAGGACCTCCAAAATTTAAAGTAAGTACATCGCCAACTAGACTACTAGAACTTAATGAATTTGATACTACATTATCATATAGATAAAAAGGTAATATAAATTCCGTATTAGTATCTAGCGTAACAGGATTTGATAATATGCTTATACCTTTACGAACCTGTGCAACACCCTCTAGGTCAAATCTGAAGTTTTTAGCATCAGAAAATAAACCAGCTTTTAAATTATCTGGTCTTAGCCTGTTATTAAACCCAATAAAACTAGAATCATAATCCTCTAATTGTTTATCGTCTAATGTTCCATATGTCTGGTATCTTGGCATTAAGCTATAGGTCTTCTAGGTGCAGAAGCGTCTGGTCTCATGTACATCTCATCTGACATAGGAGTTATATCAAATTCACCCCTAGGTCTAGTTCTAGAAAAAGCCTGCTGTGGAGGCATCTGTGCTTCCCTTGGTGCATTTCTAGAAGCTCTCATGTTCCTAGCTGTTACAGGAGGTCTTCCTGTGTTACCACTCATCATTCTATTATTCATCCTTCTATTGAGGGATGCGGGGTTAGGTAAATTTCCATTTCTGCGGTCTGTACGCTTCATCATAGATTTACCTTGCATATGATTAGGTGAGTGCATTATTTCTTTTTTCCTTTCATCATTGCTCGACCTTTAGCTTTAGCTTTTTTTGATGGTCTACCAACTTTACTTCCGTATGTTCCTTTTCCGAATGGCATAATTATTTCCTCCTTTTAATTAATGTGTATAACAATACCGCAAATCCAGCAAATAGAACATATGTTGAAGGTTCTGGTATTGCTAAATCAGCAGATAGTCTAAAATCTACTTCATCCCAATTATACTGTACTCCCTCGTACAATAATCCATCGTACTCAAATCTAGCCCATTCAGGTAGAGATGGTACATAAAAATAATTTAAATCTGTATTTATACTAATAGACTCCCATTGTGGGTCTGGTTCTAGTATTAATTCTGGGTATGTAAGTTCGTGACTCATTTCTTAAAAATATCTTTAAATTCTTTTAGTAACTTATTTATTATATTATTCTTAGGTAAGAACATTGCTATAATAGATATTATACCAACATAGGCAAGACCCATAGCCATGAGGTCATCTTTATAATTATTTAGTATGTATTCTATCATTGTACTGGAGATACTGGTCTAATGCTTGAATGAGGCTTTATCTCATCGCCCATTGGCTCAAAAGGTGTTTCTACTATAGGTAATTCAGAGTTGACATTACTTGATTTTGCCTCAGAATCAGATGATGAATTACTTTCTGTTTCTTGAGACTCTGGCTTACCTTCAGTTTTTTGTTGTTGGTCTGACTCTTGCGTACCTTTGTTATCTTTTTCTGAATCGCTATTTTTAGATGAATTTTGCTCTTTTTGTTGTTGCTCTGTCTTTTGTGACTCTTGTGATTTATCAGTTTGTTGTTGCTGATCGTTTTGAGCGGACTTTTCGGAGGAAGAATTATTGGAAGAAGCAGAAGTTCCTTGTTTGGTGTCCGAAGTCTCACCAGCTGGTTGAGAAGTCTGTTGTAGTTCGGAAACCTCAGCAACCTTCTCAGCAATAATCTCTTGTCCCCATATGTGTAGATTATCGAAATCTACAAAGGAATCAATGAAGTGTGGTACTTCAAACCTTTCTTCTATAACGTCTTGTGCTACCTCAGCTACAAAAACCTCAGTATAATCTTTAGCTAAATCTACTTGTGTAACAGCAGAAGAGCCTATAGCTATAGTACCAGCAGTACCTAGCTGTGCTACTTTGTCTACAACAGGTAGACTTTTTATTTGCTCAACAAGAGACTTTTTAAGCTGTTTACTACCTTCTTCAGCAGTTCTACGGACTTCCTTAATACTGTCTTTAATGTGCTCAGAATTGCCTTCATCCAAGATTTCGGACAAAGAATCACGCAATTCCCTGAGTTTATTTTTGGCAGTTTTGTTATCCATTTACATATATTGCATTTCATATTATTATTTAACCGTTGATGAGCCAAAATAGAATGATACAATGGTGATGATTGATGTTCTGATTTCTGGTAAGATGACATATCCATGTAGGGTTTCATAAGTTGTTCCTTTTATAAATCCAAACCATTTGCTGTATTCTTTCGCTACAGTAACACCATCGCCACTATGTGCCAGCATAAATGGTGCTATTACAACACCAAATAATACTACGACTACGATGAACCTTCGTACCCAAGCACCTCCTGCTCCGCCTCTTTTGTCTGCTTCATTAGCACTCTGTGTATGTGCCTCAGACTTCTTAATTAGGTTATCTACATTTGCTTGCTGTGCAGATACCATCGTTCCGATGAGTTTGAATATAAATCCACTCATCCCTCCTCCGAGCATTGCTAGTAATTCTGTTGGCATTATTTCTTTTTCTTTTTAGGAAATCCAGCTTTCATGTTAGCATATGCCTTAGGACTAATTGTTGATTTAGATTTAGGTCTGCTAGTTCCAGCTTTTTTTCTTTTGTTAATATTTCTATATAAACTCATATCACTACTTTCTTTTAGATTAACATTTCCACCTTTTTAGGGCTAAATTCTTTCTTGTTGGTTTTCCGTCTTTCATCATCGGTCCTTTGACTCCACTCATACGAGCACAAAAAGATTTCTTCCTAGCCTTGTCTTTTCCTTTAGGGTTTGATGATGTTACAGGTGGTTTTAAATTAGCTCCTTCTTTTCTTTTAAAGTAATCCCTACCTTTCTGCGTTAATCCACCTTTACTACTTTTATGTTCCTTCCTCATTTGTTATTAGTTATTTTATAAATAGATATGATTGTTAGAATACTAACGAGAACAGAACAGAATATAGAAGCCAGAGAATCAACACTCTGTAAACTAAAACTAGCCCAAGTTCCAAACATAGATGCCGATAATCTCTGTATTATATCTTCCATTATACTATTAAGTCTCCACTACTATCAAAAAATTGTACAAAAGGTTGGTAGAATTGTACAGAGCCACTATTTATTTTAGGGTCTGAATCATCTAGATTTTGTTGGTTTTCTCCAAAAAACATATTGAATGTCATTTTTCTACCTGCTCCACTACCCGCCAATGTAACAGTTTTTTCTACCCTATTAAACTGTCTATGGTCACTAGCACTTTTGTAATCTACGCTCTGTATATTAGCAGTATCACACCATCTTCTTTTATCCTCATTATCAATAAAGTCAGTTCTCAATCCAGACCATTGTTGTTGTGATATTAATCCTTGTGCTTGTGTTCCAGTAAGAAAAGTAAAGCTATCTGCATCTCTTTTAACTGTAATAGCATTAATAGTAAATTGTGTAGGGTAAGTTAGATTTGTCCATTGTGCTATATATAAGCCACCACAATTTTTAGCTCTAAAATCATCATCACTTGGTACTTTTATAAGTGAACCAAACTTACAAGTAACTGCATTAGTTGGAATATCTACGGATTGTGTCCATTCATTTCTACACCAGCAGGTACTATCTGGAAAACTTCCAATAGTGGTTGATTCTGACATTCC